CTTTTTCCCGGTCGACCCCGTGGGAAGTAGTCGTTTTTTTGCAGAGACTTTCTTTTGAGGGGCGAAAAAAATTCAACATGGAGAAAAACGGAAAATGAGTGACGTAAAAATCCAAAACATGACCATTGAGTGGATCAACCCGGCAGAGCTGACACCCTACGAGAACAACCCGCGCATCAACGACCAAGCGGTCGACGCGGTTTGGGCGAGCATTTCGGAATTCGGCTGGCGGCAGCCGCTGGTCGCGGACAAAAACAAAGTGATCGTTGTCGGACATACCCGCTGGAAAGCGGCGATGAAATTTCAGTGCGCGAAAGTGCCGGTCGTCTTCGCCACCGACTTGACGGAAACACAAATCAAGGCATACCGGATCGCGGACAACCGGACGGGCGAACTCTCGGAGTGGGATTTCACGCTTCTGCCGATCGAACTCGACGATCTGAAGAAGATGGACTTTAAGATGGACGACTTCGGATTTTCCGACGCGGAGTTTGAAGCCCTCCTCAAAGAGAAAGATCCGGTCGCCGAGGGCAAGACGGATCCGGACAAAGTGCCCGAGACGGAAGCCGAGAACACAAACAGCCAGCGCGGAGTGGTGTATCGGCTCGGCAACCACCGCCTGATTTGTGGCGATGCCACCTGCGTCGAAGACATCCGCGCCTTGATGGACAGAGACCACGCCGACCTGTGGCTGACCGATCCGCCGTACAATGTCGCGGTCGAGAACTCCGCCGGGATGAAGATTATGAATGATAACATGGCGGCGGCGGAGTTCGAGAAATTTCTAAAGAAGTCGTTTTGCGCGGCGGTGATCGCCATGAAGCCGGGGGCGGCGTTTTACATTTTCCATTCGGACAATTACGGGCTCACGTTCCGGCAGGCGGTCGGTTTCGCGGGGCTGAAGCTGCGTCAGAACCTGATCTGGGCGAAGAACGGTTTCACGCTCGGGCGGCAGGACTATCAATGGGCGCACGAAGCGTGCCTTTACGGTTGGAAAGGCGGCGCGGCGCACCGCTGGTACAGCAACCGGAGCCAGCGGACGATCATCGACATCGACGGCCAGCCGTTCGTCCGGCGCGAAGACGGGAAATATCAACTGAAAGTTGGTAATCGCTTTTTCGTGATCGAGCCGGACGCGGTCTGCGTCGAGGAAAACACGACGGTCATCGCGCAGAACAAACCGCTGAAGTGCGATCTCCACCCGACGATGAAGCCGGTCGAGATGCTGATCCGGCTGATCAAAAACTCCACGCAGCGCGGCGACATCATCTTCGACGATTTCGGCGGCAGCGGCAGCACCATCATCGCGGCGGAGCAGACCGGCAGGAAAGCCCGCCTGATGGAACTCGACGAGCACTACGCCGACGTGATCCGGAAGCGTTGGGCGGAATTCAAATACGGAGAGGGATGCGACTGGCAAACGCTCACCCCGGCGGAGGGCGCATTGTCATGACCGCACTTTTCACATGGACGACCACCGCGCTGTGCCTTTTGGGGACGGTGCTTAACGTGAAGAAACGAATGGAATGCTTCTACCTCTGGACGGTCGGCAACATCGCATGGATGGCATTTGACATCCGCAGCGGACTCTACAGCCGCGCGATGCTCGACCTCGTGCAGCTGGCGCTGGCGATCTGGGGCATCGTCGAATGGCGAAAGCGGACAGCGGAGGCGAAGTGATGCCGAACGAGGAATTCCAGTTCGAGTTTACCGAAGCGGAACTCTGCGGACAGGTCGAGGACGTGGAGCAGGTGCTGGAATCGAAGATGATCAAGATCCGCTCCAAGCATCTGTTTCACCGCCTGAACAGCGAGCGGATGATCGAAGACATCCTGCCGCTCTCCGTTGAGCCGGGAGATTGCTACCACGTGATCTCCGGCGGCGATGTGGACAGTTTCAGCTACCTGATGTGGATCCTGCGGATGCAAAAGGTCAAGAAGCTCCTCTGCTCGACGTGGTGCATCGCAAAGGTCGACATTCAGGAATACCACCGACAGATCACACTCGGCAGGATCGGACATCTGGACTTTTATGTCGGCGAGATACTCCCCGGCAGCTTCCCGGACGAATATCACGAACTCGGCGAAGTTTGCCGGGAGTCCGGCGGCAGAATCGCGGTCTTCCGCAACCACAGCAAGGTCATGGCGGGCTACGGCGAGAAATTCGATTTCGCCATCGAGTCCAGTGCCAACATCAACACCAACCCGCGCACGGAAAACACCGTCGTGACGATCGACAGCGGCATCGCTAAATTTTACTTCGATTTTTACGACGCGGTGATTTCGTTCGACAAGGAATGGCGATGAACAAGTACAACATCGAGGCGCTGAAGATCGAAGACCTCGTCCAATTCCTGAAAAGCGTCGGCAGCACCGCCGCCACGCGTGAGATCATCGAGACAGATATTGCCGCCGGCTGCCCCGTGAACGCGGACGGTACGATCAGCCTTCCGAAGTACGCGGCGTGGCTCGTGCGGAACCAGAGGTGAGCGATGGCGAAAGAAAAAGGGATCAACGTCAACAAGCTCTCGCTCTCCGAACTGGAACGGCTGCTCAACTTCGCCGCACCGGACGAGCCGCCCGTCAGCGGCAAGATGCTGCGGAACCATTTTCAGCGGGCGAGCTACCGGATTTGCGGCGACGCGGAGCGCAAAAAGGTCAGCCTCCTCAAATATACGGCGTGGCTGATTGACGAACGAGCCGCCGCCATCGAGCGGGCGAAAAACCCGGAAGCGCAGCCGCGCTCTTACGAGGAGATCAAAGAGGCGGCGCGGGAACGGAGCGCCGCCGCAAGCCAGTCGGGGCGCGACATCGCGCCGCTGCCGAAAGTCGTCGATCCGGAGCGCCGCGCCCGGGCCGCCGAAAGCCTTGAGGAGTTTTGCCGCACCTATTTCCCGGAGACGTTCTACCTTGAATGGTCGCCGGATCACCACAAAGTGATCGCCAAGATCGAGACTGCCGTGCGTCAGGGTGGACTTTTCGCGGTGGCGATGCCGCGCGGCGAAGGCAAGACAACGATCTGCGAGCGGGCGGCGATCTGGGCGCTGATCTACGGCTACCGGAAATTCGTCCTCATCATCGGCGCGAGCGAGAGCGCCGCGCAGGAACTCGCCGACACAATCAAAAGCGAGCTGGAGCAGAACGACCTCCTCTTCGACGACTTCCCGGAGGTCTGTTATCCCATCAGAAAGTTGGAGGGGATCAACAACCGCGCGTCGGGGCAGCTTTTGAACGGGCAGCGGACACACATCTGCTGGAGCGTCTCCGAGATCGTCCTGCCGACGGTCGAGGGATCGCCAGCCAGCGGCGCGATCATTCAAGCTGTCGGTATTACCGGTCGAGTGCGCGGCATGAAACGCAAAGCGAACGGCAAAGACATCCGCCCGGAGATGGTGATCGTCGACGACCCGCAGACGCGCGAGTCGGCCGAAAGCCCCGAGCAGTGCAAAAAGCGGATGCGGACGATCAAGGGCGACATCCTCGGCCTCGCCGGGCCGGGCAAGAAGATCTCCGGCGTGATGCCCTGCACAGTGATCCATCCCGGCGACGTCGCCGATCAGGTGCTGGATACCGACAAGAATCCCGAGTGGAACGGCGAGCGGCTGGCGCTCTTGCGCTCGTTCCCGAAAAACATGGAGCTCTGGCACCGGTACCACGAGATCAGCGTCGACTCGTACCGGCGCTACGGCGACAACCGCGACGCGACGGAATTCTACCGCGACCACCGCCCCGAGATGGACGAAGGCGCGGAATCGAGCTGGCCGCAGCGCTTCGAGCCGGGCGAGCTCTCCGGCATCCAGTACGCGATGGATCTGTACTTCAAGGGCCGCGACGAATTTTTCGCCGAGTACCAGAACACGCCGGTCCCCGAGGACGACGACACCGTCGATCGCATTTCGGTCGATCAGGTGCTGACGCACTTGAACCACCGCAAGCGCGGCACGCTGCCGATCCAGGCGAATACGCTGGTCATGTACATCGACGTCCAGAAGGATCTGCTCTATTTCGTCGTCTGCGCCTTCGCCGACGACTTCACGTGTTGGGTGATCGACTACGGAGCGTACCCCGACCAGAAGCGGCGACACTTCACCTTGTCGGACGCGCATCCGACTTACGGCGAGATGTTTCCCGGCGCGGGACTGGAGGGCGCGATCTACAACGCGCTCCACGCGCTGACCGACGACTACCTCGTCCGGGATTTTCTCCGCGATGACGGCACAGAGATGCGGATTCAGCGCTGCATCATTGACTCCGGATGGGGGCGATCGACCGACAGCGTCTACCGCGCCGCGCGGGAAAGCCTCCACGCCTCGATCATGCTGCCATCGAAAGGCGTCGGCATCACCGCCGCCCAGAAGCCGATCACCGAGTATCGCAAAAATCAGGGCGACAAGATCGGCTTCAACTGGTGGATCCCGTCGGCGCGGCGGAAGCGCTCCGCGCGCCTCTTGGAGTACGACACCAACTTCTGGAAGTCGTTTTTCCGGGAGCGCCTGTCGACGGCGATGGGCGATCCCGGCAGTTTTTCGCTATGGGGCAGCGACGAGGAGACGCACCGGATGATCGCGGAGCATCTGGCGAGCGAGACCAGCACTCCGACCGCGGGGCGGGGTCGCAAGGTGGACATCTGGAAACTCACGCCGGGGCGCGAGAATCACTTTCTCGACGGCGTGGTCGGGTGCATGGTCGGAGCATCTTTGGCGGGATGCGAGCTGGTGAAGCGGCATCACGAACGACCGGTCGGCGCCGCGGCGCCGCGCCCGCCGGTCGCGCCTGCGCACCAGCGGGTGCATCGCCTCGGCCGCGTCCACGAACTGAATCAGTGACCAGGCTTCACGCGTTGGCGCGGATATACTCCAACGTGGCGTTCACCATCAGTTCCGAGCGCGACAATTTGCTTTTTTTCGCAAAATCGGTGATCTCGGCGATCTTGTCTCCGGGGGCGGCGATATTGATCCGCTCGGTTTTGGCAGGCGGGTAAATGCTGACCGGAACAATGCAGAAAGGTTCCTGCTCCAATTTCGCTTTGAACTCGCGCCCGGCAGAGGGCTCCGGGAGAGGTTGTTTGTGTTCGACCATGTAAGCGACCGTGAAATTCAGAAGTTCTTTCGCATTGTAGATCAGTTTTTCGAGGGTGTCGCCATCGTCGCACACGCATTCGAAATCCGCGAATCTGCCGCTGAAAGTTCCGAGTTCGTTTTCATAAACCGCCAAAAAATAAGTTTTCTTTTCCATGATATTTTTCTCCTTTTGATAGGGGGGGCTTGCGCCCCCTTATTTTATCCCCGCCTGTTTTTTGATGCTTTGTTGTGTGCCCTTCGGCATTTCCTTGGCGCCGTGATTGTGAAACGGAAAGAGTTTCCCGTTAGGACCGATCATCATCTTGCAGTTTCCCGCGCCGGTTCGCTCCACTTTGCATCCGTTCGCGATCAGGAACTTGAAAAATTCGTTGTAACTGCTCATCGTCATCTCTCCCTGTTATGCTTATAATATACACACTTTTTTTGTGTTTTTCAAACCAAAAACACACTTTTTTTGTGTTTTTTTTGCAAAAAAACTCCGGGGGGGCATCCCGGAGCATTCGCATGCGGCGCGTTCGATTTATTCGTCGGCGCCGGGCTGTTTTTCCGCCGGCTTGGCTGCGACTCTGACGCCGCAGATGTACGTTGCGCCCGCGGCGAGTTCGGGTCTGACATGGGAAAAGTCGAGCATCACCACCACGCCGTCGGGATGGCGGACGAGCAGCTTTTCGCCGTCGAGCTTCATTTCGAGAGTTTGCATAAATCCACCTCTTTGAGCATCAAAAAAGGCGCTTGCGGTCGGTGGTGGAACACCTCGCAGAGATTAGCGGTCCCTGCTTCACGCAAACGCCAAATTTGCCCATAAAAAAATAGTCTTTTGCAGGCTCGCGGCATTTTCGCCGCTTTACCGGGGTGCTAAGCCCGGCTGACTTTGAAGCCCTGCTGCCGTTCCACCGGCAACGAAAAAAATATATCTTGCCGCAAGATGATTTTCAAGCGGCGTTTTCGGTTTTTATTTGGCTCTGGGATTTTTTTTGGTTTTCGTGAATTCGATGAACTCGCTCTCGGTCATGCCGTCGAAAACTTGAAACGGATTGCCTTTCCCTTTTTGCCGCATGGATTCCTGCATGATGATGTTCGACATCCCGCCGAATACCTGCTTCGCTTCTTCTTTCGGAAGCCGCTTGATGATGGGATCGATGCTTTTGTCGAAAGCCGCCTGACTCGATCCGTCGATCTTTTTCTCGCCGCATCCCGCGACGGCGACGGCGAAGACTGCCGCCAGAACGATATTCTTGATCATAAGTCCACCTCCTGCGCCGCTTAACATACATGCCCCGTCGCCTCGAAGCCAATTTTTTCCGAAAAAAATTCACTTTTTTTTCGCCGCGCCCGAAAATTCGCGATCGTCGCGGGATAAAAAACTAAAAAAACGAAAGGGCGTGGACATGGCGACACTGACACCGGAAGAGCTCGAAAAGAAGGCGCTGGAGCCCGAAAGCTACGAAAACGACGGCGAAAAGATCAAAAATCGCTCCGCCGATGATGTGATCAAACTGGCGAAATTCGCAGGCAAGGCGAAGCTGACGACCGGCAAGGCCTTTCGTGCGCTGGGCGTGGCGCGCATCTCCACGCCGGGGGACTTCGAGTGACATGGGCAAGGTAAGAGTGCATCTTCCGGCGGCGCGGGCGAAGTTCGACGCCGCCAGCATGACGCCCGAGGCGATGCGGCACTGGCGCGGCGCCGACAATCTTTCCGCCGACGCGGAGCTGCTGCCGGAGATCCGCCGGCTGGTCGTCGGCCGCAGCCGCTTCGAGGTGGCGAACAACGGATTTCTGGGCGGCATTCTCCAGACGCTCGCCGACGACACCGTCGGCACGGGGCCGCGGCTGCAGCTGTACTTCGACGATCCCGATTACGACATCGACCGCGACGACGACCGCGAGCGGGCGAAGCTCCAGCGGCGCGAGATCCGGTTCAGGAAATACACGCGCCAGATCAAACTCGCGTCGAAGCTCCGGCTCGCCCGTCTCGCCAAGGCGCGGGACGGCGAGGTTTTCTTCCAGAAGGTCGTCAACCCGAAGCTGCGCGGCGAGAACAAGATCGACCTCGTGCTCTACGAGACCGAGCAGGTCGGCAGCAACACTATGAAGGACGTCGAGGAGTATTGGAAGAGCGGCGTCCCGAAGGAGGTCGACGGCATTCTCTACGACCGCAACGGCAATCCGACGCAGTACCGCTTCTGGCGGGTGCATCCGGGCGCGATCAACGGCGTCGGCAGTCTGACCGACTTCTACCTCGTCCCGGCGGACGCGGTGATCCACTACGCGCACGTCTCCCGCCCCGGGCAGCACCGCGGCTTCCCGGAGATCGCGGGCGGTCTGACGGTCTTCAACGATCTGCGGCGCTACGCCAACGCGGTCGTCTCCGCGGCGGAGACCGCCGCCGTGATCTCGCTGATCCTCGAAACGGACACGATCCCCGACGCCGACGATTACGACCTCACGGACGAACTCAACGACGAGGGCAAACGCGTCCGGCAGATCCGCTTCACCGACGTGGTGCCGATCGCCAAGAACGCGGGCGTCGCTCTCGCCGAAGGCTGGAAGGCGCATCAGCTCAAGGCGGAGCAGCCGACCAGCACTTACTCCGATTTCGTCGACGCCAAGCTGAACGAGGCGGCGCGGGCGCTCTCGATGCCTTTCAACGTCGCCAAGGGGAACTCCAGCGGCTACAACTACGCCTCCGGGCGGCTGGATCATCAGGTCTACCACCGCAAGATCGCCATCGAGCGCCGCGAGATCGAGGAAACGATTCTCGACGACCTTTTCGACAGCTGGGAGCGGATCGACCGGATGTGCTACCCCGAAGACTACGACTTCGAGTTCAGCACCGACCATTCGTGGATGTGGGACGGCTTCGCGCATGTGGATCCGGCGAAGGAGGCCTCCGCGCAGGCGTCGCGCCTCGCGAGCGGCACGACCACGCTGCAGGAAGAGTGCGCCGCCCAGGGCAAGGATTACGAAGTCGTGCTGCGGCAGCGCGGCCACGAAGAGAAACTGAAACGGAAATACGGCGTCCCGACGGACGGATCCGCCGCCGCGCCAACACAGGAGAACACAAATGAAGAAGAATAAGATCGCCGCCGCCGCGCCGGACGATAAACGGATGCTGCTGGTGACCGCCGCCGCCGAACTCGGCAACGACCTGACGCGCGTCGAGGGCGTCGCCTATTCGGGCGGCACGTTCAGGCAATGGTGGAGCGATGTTCCGTGCGTGACCAATCTCGCGGGCATGGAGATTGCCGCGCAGATTCCGCTGATGTACAATCATGTCAACGATCCCGAATATCGTCTCGGCGAGCTGAACGTGACGAAGACCGAAAACGCTCTCGTCGTTTCGGGCGGGATCGATCCCGAATCCGAAAAGGGCGCGGCGATCATCGCCGCCGGGAAAAAGTGCCAGTGGCAGCTCTCGCAAGGGGCGCAGATCATCGAAATGAATTTTCTGTCACCGGAGGAAAAGCGCACCGTGAACGGGCGCGAGTACACCGGGCCGCTTCGCGTGATCGACAAGTCGATCCTGCGCGAAGTTTCGGTCGTCGCCATCGGCGCCGATGCCGACACCAGTCTGCGGATCGCGGCTGGTTTTCAACACGCAAAACCCATGTTTCAAGGAGGAAAAATGGACAAGAAACTGCGTGAATTCATCGTGGCGAAGTTCAATCTCGCCGAAAACCTCGACGATGCCGCGATTCAGGCGCACCTCGCGTCGGTCGGGACCACCGTCGAAGCCATGAAGCAGGAAATGGCGTCGAAAGCCGCGCCCGCCGAGCCCGCGCCGGCGAAGCCCGCCGAAACGAAGGCCGCCGCTCCGACTCCGGCTCCGGCTCCCGCCATTCCGGATCTGCAGGCCGCCGCCGAAGCCGCCGTCAAGGCCGAGCGCGACCGCGTGACCGGCATCCGCGCCGCACTGAAGGAGTGCCCCGGCATGGTCGACAAGGCGATCGAATCCGGCTGGTCGGTCGACTACTGCAAGGATCTCGCCGCGAACGTCAAGGCCGCGCTGGCGGGTCTCGCCCAGGGCGGGAACAACATCATCGTCAAGGATAAGCCGCAGACCTCCGCCGCCGTGCTGGAAGCCGCGCTCGAACTCCGCGCCGGGATCGACGAAAAGACCATTCTCGACGCCCACGGCGAGCAGACGATCGAAGCCGCCGACAAGCTGCGCGGGCTTTCGCTGCGCGAAGCGCTGGTCGCGGCCTGCGGTCTCAAGGGCGTCAGCGTCGGTCTCACGCTTGATCACGACGTGATCCAGGCGGCGTTCTCGACCACCGATCTGCCGAACATTTTGTCGAACGTCGCTCACAAGGCGATGCTCAAGGAGTTCAACGCCTATCCCGTGATCGCGACCAAGCTCTGCGCCGAAGGCGATCTGGCCGACTACAAGGAGGCGCTGCGCGTCCGCATGACCGACGTCGGCGATCTCGAGGCGGTCCCGGTCGGCGCCGAAGTGCCGAACAGCATCCTCGGCGAAGAGGCGGCCACCAACCGGGCGGAGCGCTACGCCAAGGCCTTCTGGCTCGACGAGGCGTTGATCATCAACGACGATCTCGGCATGTTCCTCAAGATCCCGCGTCTCTT